ATTCTTTCTTTGTTAGAAAGTGCGAATGAATAACAATAATATCATTGATTGATATTTATAAGGGATTCTCTATATTTATAACAAAGCTGGAAAGTAACGCATGGCAATTAGTAATCTATTAACGGGTAGGGTAAGGGTAGTAAACCCTAAAAATGTAACATCTGATAGGTATCAATTCTTGGATATATCCCAAGCAGAGCCGAATTTAGGTGTTCCTAATTTTTCTGCTTCGTTATTAACAAATCCTGCTATTGTAGTTTCGGATGACCAAGGTAATAGAGGATTTGTAAGAAGTTTAGATTTAGACAGGGTAACTGCAAAATTTACGGGCTCATTTACGGGCTCATTCACAGGAGATGGTTCTGAATTATTTAATCTACCTGCAGCAACATTTATAGCTAGTGGTTCATCAACTGCATCATTTGTAGAAGGAAATTTATTTGTAGATACAAATACAATTATTGATGGTAATTTATATGTTAAAGATTCAATATACGCGGAATCTCTTATAGTTACTTATATATCTTCTTCTGTAATATTCTCATCTGGTTCAAATAAATTTGGTGATGAAATTACTGATAAGCAAGAATTTACAGGCTCTATTGAAATTAGAGATAGAGTTGGTGCAAATGAAATAACAGCATCTTCTGTATCATCATCATTTACTGGTTCATTTTTTGGAGTAGCTAATTTAACAGGAACATTTACTGGTTCGGCTGAATTAACGGGTTCATTTAGTGGTTCGTTTACTGGTTCATTCTTTGGTGATGGTAGAGATTTATTTAATTTACCAAAAGCAACTAGATTATCAACTGGAAGTATTACTGCTTCTGTTAGTCCTGATTATGGATTTAAAGTAGAATCTGCTGAAAGTGGTTCTGAATTTACCGGAAGTGTAGATATTAGCGGAAGCTTATCAGCATCGCTATTTAGAGGTGATGGTAGTGGATTATTTAATCTACCAGCGTTATCAGCAACTTTAATAGCTAGTGGTAGTGTAACTGCGTCTGTAGCTCCTGATAAAGGACTAATTGTAACATCAAAAGAATTTGGCTCACAATTTACTGGTTCTATATTTGTAAGTGGTAGTAGAGGTATTGAATTAACTTCTGGTTCTTCTTTTAGTGGTAGTGGTGAAAGATTATTTAATATACCAAGAGCAGCCTTAACACCGGATGCATTAATTTCTACTGAAATTAAATCGGGCTCAGTAACCGCATCGGTTGCACCTGATTTTGGATTTAGAGTAATATCAGCAGAAAGTGGTTCTCAATTTACTGGTTCTTTATTTGTGACTGGTGGTATTGTACAATTAGGCGTTGGTTCTTATTTTAGTGGTAGTGGTGAAAAATTATTTAATATACCTCGTTCAGCCTTAACGCCTGATGCTTTAGTAGCAACATTAATAGCAACTGGTTCTGTGACAGCATCTACTGATGTTGAAAGAGGATTTATAGTAAACTCTCAAATAAGTGGCTCTGAATTTACTGGAAGTGTTAAAATAAGCGGAAGTATATTTTTAGGAAGTGGTTCATTCTTCTCTGGTAGTGGTGAGGGATTATTTAACATACCACGTTCAGCAATATCTAATTTAGATGTTAATACAATATTCTCCGGCTCTGCAACAGCATCCATTGACCCTGCTAAAGGTTTCAATGTAAACGTATTCAGCCAATTGAGTGGTAGTTTAGTTGTATCATCTTCAAATTATCCAATACCATCACAATCAATAGATACTACAATCTATGTAACCAATAATGGTAGCGGAGCTTATGTTTTTAGTGGTGGCGCCAATGGTTCAAATGTTAATTTAAAGTTACTTAGAGGGTTTACATATACATTTATAGTAAATGCAGTAGGACATCCGTTTTGGATAAAAACTGCAAAAAGTACTGGCACATCTGATGCATATTCTACTGGCGTAACTAATAATGGAACTGATAATGGTACAATAGTATTTGAAGTAAATCTATCTTCTCCTGATACAGTTTATTATAATTGCCAATTGCATTCTGCAATGGCTGGAGAAATTAATTTAGTAAATGTATTATATAGACCAGCTAAGATTGAATTCATTGGACAAACTAATGTAACTGGTGGTTTATTTGTAAGTGGAAATGCTGTAATACCTTCTGGCTCTGGATACTTTAGTGGTAGTGGTGAGGGATTATTTAATATTCCAGAATCAGCATTATCATTTTCACCAAGTAGAATTTCAAGTGGTAGTGTAACTGCATCTGTAAGTCCTGTTTTTGGATTTAGAGTTGAGGGTGGTGATTCATCTTTTATAAATAGAGTAAACATATCACAATCTTTAGCAGTATCTCAATCAGCAGCAGTTGGTACTAACTTAACTGTTGGAGATACAGTTTCGGCTAGAGTAGTTAGTGGTTCTGATTTTAGTGGTTCATTTCAAGGTGATGGTAGTAGATTAAGAAATGTGCCATCTCAAGAAAGTGCAAGAATTGCTTCTGGTTCTGTAACTGCATCGGTTGACCCGCAATATGGATTTAGAGTAATATCACCATTATATGGTTCTCAATTTACAGGCTCTTTAATTGTAAGTGGTGGTAATATAGCAGTAGTAAGTGGTTCGGCATTTAGTGGTAGTGGTAGATTATTATTCGATATTCCGGAATCTGCTTTATCATTTGCACCAAACAAAATTGCTAGTGGTAGTGTAACGGCATCAGTATCTCCCGCATTTGGATTCAAAATAGAATCATCAGCTAGTGGTTCACGATTTACAGGTTCATTATTTGTAAGTGGTGGAATATTTTTAGCTAGTGGTTCATCATATAGTGGCAGTGGTAAATTATTATTTGATATTCCATTATCCGCTTTATCAAACTTAGACCTATCTAAAATTTTCTCTGGTTCGGCAACTGCGTCGGTATCACCAAATAAAGGATTCGAAGTTAATACAGGTGCAACAATTTTTGATTTTTTAATTGTAACTGGTTCATCAACATTTAAATCAGGCGTAAGTGCTTCTGTATTTAGTGGTAGTGGTGCTGGATTAACAAATATACCATTTTCTGCGTTATCCGAAGAATTAAGTAGAATTGCTAGTGGAAGTGTAACCGCATCCGCTTCACCTAATTTTGGATTTAGAGTTCAATCTTCTTTAAGTGGTTCTCAATTTACGGGTTCTTTATTTGTAACTGGTGGAAACATAAGAGTAGCAACTGGTTCATTCTTTAGTGGTAGTGGTGCTGGTTTGAGTAATATTCCTAGAAATGCATTAACTGAAGATGCACTAACTTCATTTGAAATTAAAAGTGGTAGTGTAACTGCATCGGTTTCTCCAAATTTTGGATTTAGAGTAATTTCAGCTGAAAGTGGTTCACAATTTACTGGTAGCTTAAAAATAAGTGGTAGTGTAACATTAAATTCAGGTTCTGCGTATAGTGGTAGTGGTAGAAATTTATCTGATATTCCCGAATCTGCGTTAGCATTTAAACTTAATAGAATCTTTAGTGGTTCTGCAACTGCATCAATTTCTCCTGATAGAGGATTTGAAGTAAATACATTCTCCACAATTAGTGGAAGTTTTATAGTATCATCATCTTTAAGAGAAGTTGCATCATCATCATTAAATACAGTATTTGATGTAACAAATAATGGAAGTAGTGCATATATATTTAGTGGTTCAATTCAAGGAGTAAATCCAAATTTAACTTTGGTTAGAGGTGTAACTTATACATTTAATTTAAATGCAAGTGGCCACCCATTCCGTATTAATACTATTAATGGAATTGGTACGAATGATGAATATACAACTGGTGTAACTAATAATGGTGAAGATGTTGGTGCAATAATATTTGAAGTTCCGTTTGATGCACCTGATGTATTATACTATAATTGCCAATTCCATTCATCTATGGCTGGTACAATTAATATGGTTAATTCTATATTAGTACCTGCTGAAATAAAATTTATTGGTGAAACAAAAGTTATTGGTAACTTAACTGCATCAATGTTTAGTGGTAGTGGTAAAGGATTATTTGATATTCCTCGTTCAGCTATAACAGAAGATTCGGTTAGAATTGCTAGTGGTTCGGCAACAGCATCTATCGCTCCAAATACTGGTTTAGTTGTAACAACATTCTCTACATTTGAATTTCCTGTATCAGCATCAATGTTTAGTGGTAGTGGTAAAGGATTATTTGATATACCTAGAAATGCCATTACCGAAGAAGCTTTTAGAATTGCTAGTGGTAGTGTAACGGCATCTGTAAATCCTGATGATGGATTTAGAGTTATAACTGCATTCACATCTTCGTTTGGTGAGAGTGGGACATTTACATCATCAATTGCATCACAATTTACTGGTTCTATATCCGTAAGTGGTAGTGTTTATATTAATGATAATAGTGGTGGATTGTTTATAGAATCATCCTCATTCATATATGCAGAAGGTACTTATTTAAGAAACATTCCAAAATCGGCATTAACGGAAGATGCATTATTATCTTCATTTATAGTATCTGGTTCTGTAACGGCATCTGTAAATCCTGATGATGGATTTAGAGTTATAACTCCATTTACTGGTTCTCAAATTGGTTCTCAATTTACTGGTTCAGTTGAGGTTAGTGGTAGTATTATAGCTAAAGATTTCTTCATAGGGGATGGTAGATTTATAACAAACGTACAAGCAGCTGCATCGCCATTGATAGCAAGTGGTTCGGCAACTGCATCTGTGACTAGTGGTGAAAAGTTTATTGTAAAAACTGCAAAATTCGATGAGCAAATTGGTTCTGAATTTACTGGTTCTATTGAAGTTAGTGGTTCGATAACCGTTAAAGATTTTATATTCGGAGATGGTAGATTTATTACTAACGTTGTTGCGGCAGCAGCTCCATTTATAGCAAGTGGTTCGGCAACGGCATCGGTAGCAAGTGGTAGGCAGTTTATAGTAAAAACAAACGAAACTGGTTCATCGATTGGTTCTCAATTTACGGGTTCAGTTCAAATTAGTGGTAGTATTACTGCAACCGATTTCTTTATAGGAGATGGTAGATTTTTGACAAATGTACAAGCATCAGCAGCTCCATTGATAGCAAGTGGTTCGGCAACGGCTTCGGTAGCTAGTGGTAAAGTATTCCAAGTAATTACAAACGCTGTATCTGGTGGTTATTACGGTTCTGAATTTACTGGTTCAGTAAGTATTAGTGGTTCGCTTTCAGCATCTCGTTATGATGGGGATGGTGCAGGTTTGTTTAATATTCCAGCATCAGCATTAGAAGATTTACAATTAGATAGAATACAATCTGGTTCAGCTAGAGCAATTATTGACCCAGATAAATTTGATGTAAACACTCCAATAACTGCAGCAAGATACGATGGTGATGGTAGTGGATTATTTAACATTCCTGCAGAAGCTTTAGAAGATTTACAATTGGATAGAATTATATCTGGTTCGGTTCAAGCGGTAATATCACCAAATAGAGGATTAGAAATTGGAACTAAAACATTCGTTTCCGGTAACTTAAGTGTTACTGGTGGATTATTTGTTACTGGTGGTAATATTGTAGCAGCAACTGGTTCTGCATATTATGGTGATGGTAGTGGATTAACAAATATTAACATTGCTAACTTATCATTTGAAACATCACTATTACAATCAGGCTCTGCAATAGCTAGAATATCTCCAAATTTTGGATTTGTAGTAAATACATCATCTTTAATTGAGGGCAATTTAGTAGTATCAAATAAAATAACAGCAAGTAATTTAATATTTTCACCATTATTTACTGGGTCATTCTTAGGAACTTATAATTTCCAAGGAGTAGGACCAACCGCATCTGCTCAATATGATATTTTAAGATTTGATGAGGCAAGAGGATATTTTATACCTCAACCTGAAACATCATTAACTGAAACTGTATCATTCAATAATGTTAGTGATTTAACAATTGTACACAATTTGGGAATACAATACCCAATGGTTCAGGTTTATGCAACTGGTTCTGAAGACCAAATTATACCTGGTACAATAAAATCAATTAGTGAAGATGAAATCCAAATTAAATTTGCTGGATTAACTTCTGGACACGTTGTAATTGGTAGTGGAGGTTCATTGATTAATGGTACAATACCGGGTGATAGAGTATTTGGTACGGTGTTATCAGCTTCATACGCAATTAGAGCGGGTGTAGCTGAAAGTATTGTTGGATTTAATTCCGCATCATTAGCAGCATTAGGTGATTTAGAAAACTTCGTAAGAAATTCACAAACATCATCAATGGCTGTGTTTAGTGCAGTAAGTTCTTCTTACGCATTAACAGCATCATACGCATTAAATGCAGGAGCAGGTGGTGGTACTGAATTATTTATATACCAAACCAGTTCATTGGTAAAATCTCAAGTAGGAAAAATTCACTTTACGGGTTCTGGTGTTGATGTGACACCATCTGGTTCGGATGGAGTATTAGTAACCATATTAGGTGGCGGTGGTGGTGGTGCTGGTATTGGTGATTTACTTAGTTCACAAACCGCTTCAATGTTGGTTGGTACGGCATCATTAGCATTTACAGCATCTTACGCAATATTCGCATTAAATTCGGCAAACGTTGATACTGCATCATTCTTACAAGTAAATAAAGATAGTAAAATTGATGCTAACTTAACTATTAGTGGTAGTTTGGGTGTTAGTGGTAGTGTGTTATTAAATTCATTACCATCTGGTTCATCTGAAAATGTTGTTGTTTGGAATGATGTAACAAAAAAATTAGAAAGAAGAAATATAGCAGCAGCAGTTGGTTCATCGGGAACATCTGGTGCACAGGGTTCATCTGGTTCAAGCGGAAGTAGTGGTACATCTGGTTCAAGCGGCTCAAGTGGTAGTTCGGGTTCATCTGGAATAGATGGTACTAATGGTACAAGCGGAAGTAGTGGTTCAAGCGGAAGTAGTGGTAGTAGTGGTTCAAGCGGAAGTAGTGGAACTGCCGGAAGTAGTGGTTCATCCGGTTCATCTGGAAGTAGTGGTACATCAGGAAGTAGTGGTACAAGTGGCTCATCAGGTTCAAGCGGTTCAACAGGTTCTGCTGGTACAAGCGGTAGTAGTGGAAGTAGTGGTTCAAGTGGTAGTTCGGGTTCATCTGGTACATCAGGCTCAACGGGTTCTGCTGGTACATCTGGAAGTGGTGGTTCATCGGGCTCTGGAGGTACATCGGGTTCAAGCGGAAGTAGTGGTACATCGGGAACTTCAGGTTCATCTGGAAGTAGTGGAAGTAGTGGTTCATCGGGTTCAACTGGTTCAGCTGGTACATCAGGTTCTTCTGGTACAAGCGGAAGTAGTGGTACATCGGGTTCATCAGGTTCAACTGGAACAGCTGGGTCTTCTGGTTCATCGGGTTCATCGGGAACTTCTGGAATAAGTGGAACATCGGGTTCATCGGGAACAACTGGTTCTGGTGGCTCATCAGGAACAACAGGTACGGCTGGAACATCGGGTTCTTCTGGTTCTGCTGGTAGTGGAGGTTCTGCTGGTACAAGCGGTTCATCGGGAACTTCTGGTACATCGGGTTCTTCTGGTAAAGCTGGAACTGATGGTTCATCAGGAACTTCTGGTAAAGATGGTAGTGGTGGTACTTCTGGTACAAGTGGTTCATCAGGAACTTCTGGTAAAGATGGAACATCGGGAACTTCTGGTGAAGATGGTACATCGGGAACTTCTGGAAGTAGTGGCTCATCAGGTACAACTGGTTCATCAGGTACAACTGGTTCATCAGGTACATCGGGAAGTAGTGGTTCATCCGGTTCATCTGGAAGTAGTGGTTCATCGGGAAGTAGTGGTTCATCGGGAACTACGGGCTCATCTGGTACTAGTGGTACTAGTGGAAGTAGTGGCTCATCAGGAACTTCTGGTTCATCGGGAACTTCTGGTTCAAGTGGCTCAGCTGGCACAACAGGTTCTTCTGGAACAAGCGGAAGTAGTGGAAGTAGTGGCACATCAGGAACTTCTGGAACTGACGGAACGTCTGGTTCAAGCGGGTCTGCTGGTTCATCTGGTTCATCTGGTTCAACTGGTTCGGCTGGAACATCTGGCACAGCTGGCACAGCTGGTAGTTCAGGCTCATCAGGAACTTCTGGTACTGATGGAACATCGGGCTCAAGCGGCTTGAGTGGTACTGATGGTACAAGCGGTAGTAGTGGTAGTAGTGGAACGGCTGGTTCATCTGGCACAAGCGGTAAAAATGGTAGTAGTGGTAGTAGTGGGAGTAGTGGAACGGCTGGTTCTTCTGGAACATCTGCTGAAGGTACATCTGGAACTTCAGGTACCAATGGTACAAGCGGAAGTAGTGGTTCAAGCGGAAGTAGTGGAACGAATGGCACGTCTGGTTCAAGCGGTTTAACAGGAACTTCTGGCACAAGCGGAAGCAGTGGAAGTAGTGGAGTTGATGGTACAAACGGAACTGGTGGAACGGCCGGCTCTTCTGGTAGTAGTGGAAGTAGTGGTTCAAGCGGCACAAGCGGTTTGGATGGTACATATTTTGGTTCATCGGGTTCATCAGGAAGTAGTGGTACGACTGGCACAGCAGGTTCTTCAGGAACTTCAGGAACAAGTGGCTCAAGCGGCTCTTCTGGATTAGATGGTACATACTTTGGTAGTAGTGGTTTAAGTGGTTCAAGCGGTTCTTCTGGAAGTTCTGGAAGTACAGGTACATCTGGTAGTACGGGGACTAATGGCACATCGGGAACTTCTGGATTAGATGGTACATACTTTGGAAGTAGTGGCTCATCTGGTACAAGCGGTACAACAGGAACTTCTGGTTCATCTGGAATAGATGGTACAAGCGGAAGTAGTGGAAGTAGCGGAAGTAGTGGAGTTGATGGAACATTTTTTGGTACAAGTGGTACAACAGGAACGTCTGGTTCATCTGGAAGTAGTGGCACATCGGGAACTTCTGGTTCAAGCGGAACTACTGGACTTGACGGAACATATTTTGGTAGTAGTGGTTCAAGTGGAAGTAGTGGTTCAAGCGGAACTACTGGAGTTGATGGTAGTAGTGGAAGTAGTGGTTCATCGGGAAGTAGTGGACTAGATGGAACATTCTTTGGTAGTAGCGGTATTTCTGGAACATCAGGAAGTACTGGATTGAATGGTACATCTGGATTAGATGGAACTTCTGGCACAAGCGGAAGCAGTGGAAGTAGTGGAACTTCTGGATTAGATGGAACATATTTTGGTAGTAGTGGTACATCAGGTTCATCTGGCACATCGGGCTCATCGGGCTCAACTGGTACGGCAGGTTCTTCTGGTATATCGGGTTCAGATGGTACATCGGGTTCAAATGGTTCTTCTGGTTTAGATGGAACATTCTTTGGTAGTAGTGGTACAAGTGGTTCTGATGGTACAAGCGGAAGTAGTGGTACAAATGGTACAACGGGTACGGCTGGCTCATCTGGAAGTAGTGGTACAACAGGAACTTCTGGTGTGAATGGTACTTTCTTTGGAAGTAGTGGTACATCCGGTTCGTCTGGCACAAATGGTACAACTGGTACGGCTGGTTCAAGCGGATTTACTGGTAGTAATGGTACAAGTGGTACAACTGGAACATCTGGTGTTAATGGTACTTTCTTTGGAACAAATGGTACATCAGGTAGTGGAGGTACATCTGGTACTGGAGCAAATGGTACATCGGGATTAGATGGTACTTCAGGTACATCATTCTTTGGAGTTACATCTGGAACGGCTGGTACGTCTGGTACATCACCATTAGGATTTACAAATGGTACATCAGGAACTTCAGGTTCAACAGGAAGTTCTGGATTAGATGGTACATACTTTGGTTCTTCGGGTTCATCTGGTACTTCAGGCGCAACAGGGCCTGCAGGTACTTCGGGTACTTCATTTTTCGGAACAACATCAGGAACAGCAGGTACATCTGGAACATCCCCATTAGGATTTACATCTGGTACTTCTGGTACTGGAGCATCTTCTGGTACTTCTGGATTTATGAATGTAAGTGGTACTACTAATAATGGTGTAATTACATATGATAGTGTATTACCTGGTGGTAGTGTTGAATCTAACTTAGTATTTGATGGTACTACATTAACATTAACAGGAAACTTAGGAGCTAGTGGATATATAAGTTCAACAAATTATGTAACTTCTACTACATTTAGAGAAACATATTCTGATTTAGGAACTGGCGGTAGTACAACATTAGACCTATCAACAGCAAATAATTTCAGAAGACAATTTAATGGTACTGCAACACTTACATATTCAAATCCGCCAGCATCAAATGCATTTGGATTTACTTTAGTAGTTGTAAACGCTGGAGCATATACTATAACATGGCCAGCAACAATAGATTGGGTGGGTGGAACTGCACCAATATTAACATCGTCTGGTACTGATGTGCTGGCATTTTATACATTTAATGGTGGTACAACATATTACGGATTTGTAACAGGTAAAAATTTAAGTTAATAATTATAGTTATGGGAATATTTAGAAGATTAGTAGAATCAGATTCATCGGCAGTTTTTCCTTTTGTATTTAAAATAACAACAACGGTAGCTAATACGGTATTTACAACCCCATTAGTTGATTATGCTGGATTGACTCCAAGTTTATTTATAAATTGGGGAGATGGGAGTGCAAATTCTCCATTAATTACAGCATCATCATCTACAAATAGAATTCATACATTTGTAGCACCTGGAACTTATACAATTACTATAAGTGGGTTTATGCCAGGATTTAGAGTAAATAATAATTCTGGAATAAGAAACCTCATTACTGAATTAGTACAATGGGGAGTAGTTGGATTGAGAACAATAGATTTTTATGGTTGCCAAAATTTAACAGCAATTCCTGGTAGCGCTTCTTTAAGTGGTGTTGGTGGATATACTGGATTGGCAGAAGTTATAAATTTCTCATCTCTATTTCAAGGTACAAGAATATCATCAATACCTTCTGATTTATTTGAATATTCTCCAAATGCAACTACATTTTCAAATACATTCTCATCAATATTAACATTAACAACAGTACCAAACGGATTATTTGATAGTGTACCAAATGCAACTACATTTGCATCTTGTTTTTTTGGATGTTCGGCATTAACTTCAGTACCATCTACATTATTTGACCAAAATACAACGGCAGTAAACTTTTCTGGTACTTTCTATAATTGTAGAGCATTAACAAATGTATTACAATTTACTTATAATACAAACGTTACAATTTTTAATAACTTATATTATATGAGTTCAACATCAAATGCGTTGACAGGAACTGCACCTACATTGTGGTTACGAACTCCAACACCATCTGGTACTAGAGCATTTTTTAATTGTACTGGATTAGCAAACTACGCATCAATACCTTCAAATTTCAAATAATATGTATTTAAGAATTATAGAAGAAAATATTAATTATCCATATAGTGTTAATGATTTAAGAGAATCATATCCTAATGTAAGTTTACCTGCTGAATTAAGTGATGGGGCTTTAATAGAATGGGATATGTATGTAGTAACGCCAACTCCAGCACCATCTGATTATACAAAAAACATTACAGAAGGTACTCCAACTTTAATTGATGGAAATTATCATCAAACTTGGAATCAAGTCAATGCATCTGAAGCAGAGATTTCATATAGAATTGAAAATCAATGGGAAGAAGTTAGAGTATTGAGAAACCAATTACTAACTGAATGTGATTGGACACAATTAGCAGATATCTCATCTGAAACTAAAGAAGCTTGGACAGTATATAGACAAGCATTGCGAAATATTACAACACAAACGAATCCATTTAGTATAGAATGGCCAGCGAAACCTTAAAAGGAAATTATTTTATATTTATACCTATAACAAAAGTATATAGATATAAATGGTAATACATAGTCCCATATTTTCAGGTTCAATAATTCAAGATAGGAACAATGCATATGCGGACCTTAGTGGTTCTTTCACAGGTTCTTTAACTGGTTCTTTTAAAGGAACAATCGATGTTCAACAGGCATCATTTGCAAATTTAAATATAACTAATAAATTATCGGTAAGTGGTTCTATAATAATGACGGGTTCAATGAATCTGACAGCTGGCGGATATTTAGTTGATAATGTAAACGTATTAGATTCAGCAATAGCTTTTGCGATAGCATTAGGATAAAAATAAAACAAAATGGCAAATACATTTAAAAATAGTATAACGGGTTCGGTAGGAACAGCAGGTGTTAAAGTATATGAATCACCAGCTGCAACTTCGGCAACAATAATTGGTGTTAATGTAGCAAATGCAGCAGCACAAAATATTTCGGTAAGTGTAATGATGAGAGATACTTCTGGAAATAAATGTGTATATTTGGTAAAAGATGCTTTGATAGTACAAGGTGGTTCAAATGTAATGGTAGGTGGTGAACAAAAGATTGTATTAGAAGCTACGGATTTTCTTTCGGTGACATCTTCGTTAGCAAATTCGGCAGATGTAATTGTTTCGGTATTAGAGTTGACATAATAAAAAAGATATATTAAATGGAGTTTAACGGTAAAAGTCCTAATGGTTTAAATCAGACTAGTGTAAATAGTGTATCACTTTTTGTGAGTGGGGCATCTATATTAAATGTATCATCGGAATCTGTAAATGTTGTAGGAAACTTTACTGCTTCTAAAATACAAACGGATGAAATTGATTCATTTGGTAATAATCCGTTTCAAATAAAAGCCGATACTAAAATCTCAGGCTCACTTAATGTTTCATCATCACTATCAGCATCTTTATTTAGAGGTGATGGTAACGGACTATTTAATATATCAGCTGCATCAATTGGTGATATAGATAGATTAAAATCAGGTTCGGCAATTGCAGTAATTTCTCCAAACAAAGGACTTGAAGTTAATAGTGGAGTTACTGTTACGGATTTTTTAGTAGTAACTGGTAGTGGTATTTTTAAAGGAGATATAACTGTAGCTGGAAAAATTACAACAACTCAATTACATACAACATTTATATCATCTTCAGTAATATTCTCATCTGGTTCAAACAAATTTGGTGATAACGTAATTGATAAGCAAGAAATTACTGGTAGTTTAGCTATTAGTGGTTCTGTATTTATAGATGGATTAAGAACGGATTTAACAACCAACGAAGTATTGGTTATTAATACTACAACTGGTAAGATAGGTACAAAAACAGCAGCAGCAACATCGGGAACTTCTGGTACGTCAGGTACAACGGGTTCAAGCGGTTCATCGGGTACAACTGGTTCAAGCGGCTCATCAGGAACTTCTGGAAGTGGTGGTACATCAGGCTCTGGAGGTACATCTGGCACAAGCGGAAGTAGTGGAAGTAGCGGTAGTGGAGGAAGTAGTGGTTCAAGTGGAACTTCGGGAAGTTCTGGTTCATCCGGCTCAACAGGTTCTGCTGGTACATCTGGTTCAAGCGGAAGTAGTGGAAGTAGTGGTAGTGGAGGAACATCAGGTTCTGGTGGTACAAGTGGCTCTGGTGGTACATCAGGCTCTTCTGGAATTGATGGTACGAGTGGAAGTAGTGGTAGTGGAGGAACATCAGGTTCTTCTGGTAGTTCAGGCTCATCGGGTACAACTGGTAGTAGTGGTACGACTGGCTCATCGGGTACATCGGGCACAACTGGTTCAAGTGGTACAACAGGAACTTCTGGTAAAGATGGTTCAGCTGGTACAAGCGGTAAAGATGGTAGTTCGGGTACATCAGGAACAAATGGTTCATCTGGTAGTGGTGGTACATCCGGCTCTGGCGGTATAAGTGGAGCTGGTGGTTCAGCTGGTACAAGCGGAACTGGTGGTACGAGCGGTACATCAGGTTCTTCGGGAACTTCAGGCTCAACTGGTAGTGGTGGTTCAAGTGGTTTGTCTGGGGCAGGTGGAACTGGAGGTTCTGCTGGTACAAGCGGTAGTGGGGGAAGTAGTGGTTCAAGTGGTACATCGGGTTCTTCAGGAACTTCTGGTAGTGCTGGTTCGGCTGGTACAACTGGTAGTGGAGGTACAAGCGGTTCTGCTGGTACAAGCGGTAGTGCTGGTTCAACTGGTTCGGCTGGTTCAGCTGGTACATCGGGTTCAACTGGTAGTGGTGGTTCGGCAGGTTCTGCTGGTTCATCAGGAACTTCTGGTAGTGGTGGTACATCGGGAACTTCTGGTAGTGGAGGAAGCAGTGGTACAAGCGGTAGTGCTGGTTCGGCTGGTACAACAGGTTCTGCTGGTTCGGCTGGTACAACAGGTTCTGCTGGTTCGGCTGGTACAAGCGGTTCAGCAGGTTCTTCAGGTTCAACTGGAACAAGCGGTTCGGCAGGTACATCCGGCTCAACTGGTACAAGCGGAAGTGGAGGAACATCGGGTTCTGCTGGAACAAGCGGTAGTGCTGGTTCGGCAGGGACTAGTGGTAGTGCTGGTACATCGGGTTCTGCCGGAACATCGGGTTCAGCTGGGACTAGTGGTAGTGCTGGTACATCGGGTTCTGCTGGAACAAGCGGAAGTGGTGGTACATCTGGTACAAGCGGAAGTGGTGGAACGGCAGGTACAAGCGGAAGTGGTGGTACGGCAGGTACATCAGGCTCTGGTGGCTCATCTGGAACAAGAGGTACATCCGGTAGTGGAGGTACATCAGGCTCAGCTGGTTCTTCTGGATTATTAGCATTAACTGGTACAACTGATAATGGTGTAATTACACTAAATGGTTCAGCTCCCAACGGAACTGTTGAAGCAAATTTAAGATTCGATGGTAGTACATTGACAGTAACTGGGGATGCTACAATTAGTGGTAACCTTACTGTAAGTGGTACTACAACATATATTAATACAACAACTTTAAACGTAGGTGATAATATTATTACACTTAACGCAGATATTGGAGTAGGAACTACACCAACTGAAAACGCTGGTATAGAAGTTAAAAGAGGTAATGCCGCAACAAAAGCATTTTATTGGGAAGAAGCAAATGATAGATGGTATGCTGATGATGGTCTTTATGTTGCTGGAAATGTAGTACTTACTGGTACAATAAACACAGGACAAGGAGCAACCGAAGTTTATTTAATGGACCAGAATGTTCGTACAACCGATGCAGTAACTTTTACTACCGTTAATACTGGACAAGGTGCTAACGAATTGTACGCAATGAATCAAAATGTTCGTACAACCGATGCAGTAACTTTTACTACGGTTGATACTGGACAAGGTGCTAACGAATTGTACGCAATGAATCAGAATGTTAGAACAACCGATTCTGTAACATTCGCAAACGTAACTTCAAACTTAACAGGTACTGCTGATAGAGCAGAAGCAGTTGATTCAAATGATACTAGAAATACAAACGATACACCATCAAGTAAAAATGCTGGAGTTTATTTTGACTTTAAAGCAAATAGTACAAACGGATTAAGTGATGGTGGTACATATAACGGACAAATGTTTTGGAGAAGTTATGGTAGTAGTACTGATTTAAGTGGCGGAGCTCCAATACAAATTGCATATACTGCAGCAGGTAGAATTTGGAGTAGATTAGGAACTGGGGCATCAACATGGAGTAGTTGGCAACAAATATTAAATAGTGTTGACCAAATTTACGCTTACAATATGAATCAGTATGTGAGAACAACCGATTCACCAACATTTGCATCTTTAACTCTTACTAGTGTTTTAAATCTACCAAATGCTGCATTGATTTCTGTTAATAGTGAGCCTGATACTTGGGGAGCTAGATTTAGAACAACAACATCAACAACTAATTTAGGTTCACAACTTAAAAATATTATTTGGACAGGTGGTGGTGCTAGTGAAGGATTTGCTGTAAGTGGAGTTGGTACTGGTGGTGCATCATTCGAAGTAGCAAACAATGGTGTAGCTTGGATAAAAAGTTCAATATATTCAAATGCAGGTGGTAATGGTGGTGCATTTTATTTATCAGATACTAATGCTGGTTTATATAGAGATAATACATATGATGTGATTTTACATCAAAGTAATTCATCTGGTAATGTATTATATTTAACGGGAGCTGGTGATGTGCGTGTAAATATAGATTCTAATAACAACCAAACGGATAGTAGATTTATAGTTGGTAATAACGCAATAAAAGCATCTAACGAATTATTTTCAATAAACGAAGTTGGTAGTGGATATTTTGCTGGAGCAATTAGAGCAGATGGTATCAATAACTATCCACATTCATTTACAAATACGGATGCTGGTTCAGTACATTGGACGGATAGAAATAGTAGATTATTGACATCTAATGGTTCTAACTGGGCAGCTGATGGTAGAGACCCAATAATGGCATTAGTTGGTAGTACCGCTTCAAGCGTAAGAGGTACGCTGATTGGATTGGCAATGCATAATGAAAATAATACTGATAATGCATTCTCTCCAATAATAGCATTTAGTGCTAGAAGTACAAGTGGTGGCTACAATTCTACATACGCTTCTATAATGGGTAGAAAGACCGGATATGGTTCTGGTTTAGATACTAACTGGAATAAAGGAGAACTCCATTTCTACGCACATGGTAACTCATATGTAGCAAATACTGCAAACTTAACAATAACTGGAGATTACACACAAGAAGCAAATTCATTCAGAGCACCTATATTTGAAGATTCAAATGATACTGGGTATTATGTAAATCCAGCATCAACTTCAAACTTAAATCAATTAAATGTAAGAGGGTGGTCAGTACGTGATACTGCTACATTTAGTGTTGTTGCTGGTAGATGGTACACAATAGCAACTAATGGTGGTACTAGAGCAATGGCTACGTTCCACATTTGGGATTATGAAAGTGGATTACATGGTTCAATGAAATTTAATGCTGGTATATCATTTGGAGGAGTTGCTGATATTACAATGCTTGGTAAGTCTTGGTATAGTGCCGGTGGTGTATTCAATGAAATAAGAATTAGAAGAAGTGGAACATATGATACTCACTATGTACAAATTTATATAAATTATACTGGTACTCTTTATGTTGCAATGACTGATAACTATCAAAGTGCTGGTTGGACTTTGGGTGATGGTGGTTTTGGTGACCCTGGTTCTGCAACTGCTGCACAAATAAATCCGAATTCATATCCCGGTCTTGCAACAAATAATAGTATATTCACTGGTGGTACAATGTACGCATCAAGTGAAGTATATGGTACAATATTCAGAGATACAAATGACCCAACAAGTTATTTTGTAGACCCTAACGGTAATTCTCGTATATGGTATTTAGGAATTCAAAATGCACAAGGTGGTGGTGGTTCTAACGGAACTGTTGGTTTGAAATTCGGTGGACTTGGTGATTATCCTTCTTTAGAGCTTGGTATAGTTGATAGCTATGATGGTATGATTCGTAGTTATGGTAATGATATAAGGTATTATTCAGGACATTGGAGAAGTATTGGTAATACGGCATCTGAAAACCACTCACATTATTGGTACACATCAAGAGTAAGTAGTACTGACTGGAGTACCGCTAAAATGAGATTAGACCACGATGGTAGACTTTATGTATCAGGTCCTATTACAGCAGGAATGAGTGCAAATAGTAAAAGTGGTGGTATAGGTTTAGTATTAAACGATGGTTCTTTAATAGTAAGAGCTGAAGGTGATAACTACCATAAAATTTGGTATTATGATGGTATTGCATTTGGTACAAATAATGCACATGGTATATTCCGTTTTTATGGTGAAAGTAATACTCAAAGAAATAACTCAACTGGTGGTGATAACTTAAGATTCTCAATAAATTCAACAAATGGTGTAGCAATATCATATGGTGATATGAGAGCACCTATTTTCTATGACCAACAAAATACAGGATTCTTTGCAGACCCTAATGGACGTTCTCGTTTTTCATCAATAGATTATGGTGATGGTAGTTACTATTTAGCTGGAGGTAGTTGGGGTTATAGACACAATACTCCGTATGGATACATAGAATTTGGACCTGCAAACTCTGGACATGCTCACATTTATACTGATAGAAGTAACTTCTACTTCAATGTGAATGAGATGTACATGAATGGGTATAGAATATTGAAAGAGGATTATTGGAATGGTAATAAATATTTTGGTTCTGATGGTACTATATACGCAACAATTTTTAGAGATGCTAATGATGGTGGATATTATGTAGACCCAAATGATAGTGGTAACTCTGGAAGATTTAGAGGTGGTACTTTACATGGACCTAACCCAACTTGGGGAGCTTATTTATATGTTGGTTCAAATGGTAGAGTAGATAGTTGGGCATCTGTTGTAACAACAAATGGTAACTTACACTTAGACCCAAGAAACGGATATACTACATATCTTAACTGGTATGCTGGTGGACCTGTATATATTGAAAACGCAGCATACGCAACGATTTACTACGATAGAGATAACAGTGCATACTATTTCGGAAGTGGGCAAGGTGATGCTAGATTTAACTCTGTAGCTTCAAACAACCATTACATTTATGCTGGATATATGTTATATAGTGATAGTGGTGGATGGACTGGTGAATATAATAAGATTCAATGGCATAGCTCACATACATACTATCAGGTAATTAATAATGGTTATCATATTTTCCGTTATGGCGGAGATGGTTTAGAATCTCACCAATTGGCTAGAGACGGAAACTATTGGAATAGATATATGGGTTGGATGTCCAACTATATGAATCAAAACGTAAGAACTGATGCGAATCCTACTTTCTATGATTTATATGTAAACGGATGGTTTAGAAATAATACAAACGGACACGGACTTTATAACCAAAGTAGAGGAATGCACTGGTACACCAATAATGGATATTGGAAATCAGCTGGTGGTGGATATGGCTATGGTGGTATTCAAATGTATAATAACTATGAATCGGATAGTAGAGGATATTGTGGATATTGGGATGGTTCTGGTTTTGGTATGTTGAATAACTCTGGTAACTGGCAAATTCGTATTGAATATGGTAACGCTCATATGGAGTTGTATCGTATTACTTACGGAAATGATTTTAGAGCATATATCTACTATGATAGAGATAATACTGGATATTATTGTGACCCTGCTTCTACAAATAGATTAAACTTTGTAAACGCTAATAACATATACATCAATGCAGGGCATATGTTGTATAGTGATTCTGGTGGATGGACTGGTGAATACAATAAAATTCAATGGCATAGTGCTCACACATATTATCAAACGTTAGCAAATGGTTATCATATTTTCCGTTATGGCGGAGATGGTTTAGAATCTCACCAATTGGCTAGAGACGGAAACTATTGGAATAGATATATGGGTTGGATGTCCAACTATATGAATCAAAACGTAAGAACTGATTCTGGACCTACATTCCAAGAGGTTTATGCAAACGGATGGTTTAGAAACCAAGGCGGTGGTGGTTTATACCAACAATCTTATGGTGGACACTTTAGAACCAACTTCCAATCATCATATACTCCTTGGGAAACATTTGGTTACTATCGTTCTGGATATGGTGGACAAAACTTTAATGACCCTTCTGGTTATCACAATAACTTGATGTTTGAAAGTGGTAATGGAGGTATTTACAATCAGCAATTTGGTTGGACATTCTATTATAGTAGACCTAACAACTGTGCTTCTTTCGATTCTACAACATATGGATGGGTAGCATTTAACGTACAAAGGGGTGCTTCTAGATTCCGTAATTTTGTGAATCTAAATTATAACGCTGATGGTAACTTAGATGTTTTAGGTGGATTTGGATTATATGTTCGTTCATCTGGTGGATATAACCTTGTAATGCAAACTGATGGATATAACAACGTATATTGTTTAAATGGTGGAGGTTCATATGGTGGTGTAGTATTATATCCATATTATTATGGTTGGAGTGGTTATTCTGATGCTAGTGTTAAAAATATACATGGTGTAATTGTCAATGTTCTTGATAAAGTAAATCAACTAACACCTATCTATTATACATATAAAATACATTCTGTAGACCCGGAATATGTAGAAGATACTAAGATTAAAATGGGCTTTACGGCTCAAAATGTCCAAAGTGTTTTTCCTGAATTAGTAAGAACAGATGAAAAAAGTGGATTACTAACACTTGCTATGGAATCTTTAATACCTGTACTTGTACAATCTGTTAAAGAATTAAGAAATGAAATTAATTTCTTAAAAGCACAAAATGAATATTTATTAGATAGAATAGAAGATTTAGAAAACAAATAATTTATGGCATTAACAATTAACACACCAATCGGAACTGACAGAGGCTTAACAAATAATGCTTATGTTAGAATAAACGAATATAGAGTTCTTAAAACAGGAGAATGTATATTTGATATTCATATTTATAAATCAAAAGAAGATGCTATTATAGCTGATTCTAATATTGCTACATATGGAAAATCAAATCACTTAACTTGTATGAGTTTGGAAATTGGTAAAGAACTTAGAGTTGATTTATCTAGAGAAATAGTAAAGACTGTAACAATACCAACAGAAACACCAACTACAGCTATTGTAACAAAAACAATAGGTAGTGGGGATAGAATGAAATCATATACTGTAACTGAAAATTCAATAGAAATGCAAAGTCGTACTTTTGAAACTACGTTAAAAGTTGCAGATTGGACAACTTTGGAAAATCATAACATTTTTGAATTTGGATATGCTATGTTAAAAGATAAATTAGTTCAATTATATGGTGATGAAAATGTAATTGATGACCATACAATAGCAGCTGGCTCTGGTCCATTTGCTACCGAATTATCGGTAGATATTGCTGCTAGAAGGGCTGGGCATATTGATAGTGTTCCACCACAATCATAATTTAGAAAAAACTAATATTTATTAAAAAACAAATAAGATGATTATTTTTGTAGAAGAAAAAAATGTATTGGGTAAAACAATAAACACAATCTTTACTAACATATTACGATATGATTTGAATGAAGATGATTGTGTACTTAGATACGAACTTAGATATAGAGACCCTAATAGAGAGTCTGTAGCAGTTCCAGACACAAATTTAGGAAATGGTGAATGGAAAGTACCAACCAATATATTAAATTCTTGGAGTGGTAGCAATTACTATTTAGCTCAACAAATGTGTTCTGATTTGGGCTTCACTCCATATAGTGGTTCTTTAGGATAATAAAATAAAAAAATAATATACAATGGGATATACATACGAATGGAAAATAAAAGGCCTTAGAAAAGGAAATAGTACTGATGTAAGCGATGCTATTATTGGTACACAATGGACTGTAACCGCAACTGATGAAGTTGGTGATGGTATTACTGGTGAATTTAATGGTGCAACTCCATTTGATTTACATACAATAAATACTGGTAGTTTTACACCATTTTCTGAATTAACAGAAGAGCAAGTAATTGGTTGGATTAAAAATACTGTTAGTGGTTCAAATAAAGCAACAAATTATTGGGACCATATTGAAAGTAGAATTGTTAGAGATATTACAGCAAAAAGAGGTAGTTATTCTAATTTATTAGAAGATGAATTACCTTGGAAACCAAATCCTACCACTTATAATGGACCTCATGGTAATGGTGGGGCTTAGTATTTATTATTAGAATTATTAAATTTAAATGTCCAATTCACTTATTTATAAACAAATTTGTGTTTTGGACATTTTCTTTATATTTATATAGGTAATTATATAGGACTTTCTTAATTACAAATTTAAAATACAAATTGTAGAAATAAAATGGCAGAAAGAATCGTATCACCCGGCGTATTCACAAGAGAAAATGACCTATCCTTCTTAGCGCAAGGAGTAGGAGAGATTGGAGCAGCATTTATAGGACCTTTTAAAGAAGGACCTGCATTCATTCCAACCATTGTGAGAACTCAATCAGAATTTGAAGATATCTTCGGAACACCTGATGGAACTTATTATACTGAATATGCAGTACAAAGATATTTGCAAGAAGCTGGACAAGCAACTGTAGTTAGAGTAGCTGGAACTGGAGGTTACACTCAAGTAGCTCCTTTAGCAATATTCGCTAGTGGTTCTCAAAATCAATCTTTAGGTACTAAATTGATTGGAGTATTATACTCTACATCTACTGGATATCAAAATTTTGGTTTTACTGGAGCAACTGTTGCTAGTAATTTAGCATTAGATGGTTCATTCGCCTTATCTGCATCTTTCTTAACTCCGGTATCGGCATCGATTTTACCAACTGATACAAATGATTTAGCAGATGTATTTGGTGAATCTCCATTTGGTAGTAAGCAAGCATATGTTTTTAATTATTATGAAAATATGGCCGGTAACTATACTGGTTCGGTGACTAGTAATATTGTAATTAGTGGAATAGCATTACCTACGCAAGATTATACAGGTGGTAGTGCAGATGCATACTCACAAGCAATTACTCCGTGGATTGTTTCTCAAAAAGATACTAACAATTTAAGAAGTAATCTTTTCAAATTCCATACATTAGGACATGGTGATATTTATAACACAAAATATAAAATTGGTATTTCAAATATTAAGGCAGCTGGTGAAGATGGGGCAACTGATTATTCTGTATTCACTGTAACTGTTAGAAGTTATTCTGATACTGATAAGAGAAAGAGTGTAGTTGAAACTTACAATAATGTAAACTTAGACCCAACATCTACTAACTATATAGCTAGAAGAATTGGTGATAGATATATTACTATTGATTCTGATGGTAAGATTACTGAAAATGGTGATTACTCAAACAAATCAAAGTACATAAGAGTTGAAGTAGCTGAGGCGGGTTCATACCCAATATCAGCAGCACCATTTGGACATGAAGCATATACAAACCCTGTTTATTGTGGTAACACAACTTACGCAGGAGAAATACCTCCGGTAGTTTACCAAACTGGTTCGGCTGATAACACATCATCATCTCCAATATATTATAGTGGATTTGATTTTAGTAATATGGATAATGTGAATTACTTAAAACCAATTCCTGCTAGTGCAGAAACTGGAGCAAACGTATTATTCGCATTTGATTCTCAATTATCATATCAAATGACTGGTTCATCCGCAGTTGATATGGTTAAAAGACAATTTGTATTAGGATTCCAAAAAGGATATGATGGAATGAACCCAACAACTAAAAAAGCTAAAGCTGGTGATATTGGTGTATGGGGAGCAGCAAATACGCAAGGATTTAACTGTTCAACTGGAGTATCAATAGGTACAACGGCTTATTACAAAGCAATTAACGCTGTATCTAACCCTGATGAGTGGGATATTAACTTAGTAGCAACTCCTGGTATTGTAAGAAGCTTACACCCATCGGTTACTTCTAAAGTAATTGATATGGTTGAAGATAGACAAGATTGTTTCTATATCGCTGATTTCAACGATTATAATGATTCAATTACTGAAGCAACTGAGCAAGCAAATTCAGTAGATTCAAATTATGTAGGAACTTATTATCCTTGGGTTAAGACAGTTGATAACAACACAAACAAATTAACTTCAGTTCCACCATCAGTATTGATGCCGGCTGTATTCGCTTCTAACGATAGATTAGCAGCAGAATGGTTCGCACCTGCTGGTTTGAATAGAGGTGGTATTAGTGGAGCAGTTAGTGTATTGAATAGATTAACACACTCTGAAAGAGATACTCTATATGAAAACAAAGTAAACCCAATCGCAGCATTCCCTGGACAAGGTATTGTAGCATTCGGACAGAAGACATTGCAAGATAAGGCATCTGCTTTAGATAGAATCAATGTTAGAAGATTACTTATCGTTCTTAAGAAGTTTATCGCTTCAACATCTCGTTACTTAGTATTCGAACAAAATACCGCTACAACTCGTCAAAGATTCTTAAACACTGTGAACCCTTACTTAGAGGCAGTTCAACAAAGACAAGGTTTATACGCTTTCAGAGTAGTAATGGACGAATCTAACAATACACCTGATGTAATTGATAGAAACATATTAGCAGGACAAATTTTCTTACAACCGGCTAAGACAGCTGAATTCATCGTAATTGATTTCAACATCTTACCAACTGGAGCAAGTTTTACAGCATAATACGAAAATAAAGGAATTAGATATTTATTAATATAATAAAAAGGAATAAAAATGGCAGAAATATTAGAGTTTGATAAGATGTTCTATACGAACTTCGAACCTAAGATGAAAAATAGATTTGTAATGCAAATCGATGGTATTGATTCATACTTAGTTAAAGCAGCACAAAGACCAACAATTACTTTTGAGCCTGTTGTGTTAGACCACATCAACGTTAAGAGAAAATTAAAAGGTAAAGGTGAGTGGCAAGATATCACAATTACTCTTTATGACCCAATTGTTCCTTCTGGAGCACAAAAGGTAATGGAGTGGGTGAGATTATCACATGAATCAATTACTGGTAGAGATGGATACGCTGATTTTTACAAAAAAGACTTGGATTTCTATATGTTAGGACCAGTTGGTGATAAAATTGAACAATGGAAAATCAAAGGAGCATTTATCCTAAGTGCAAACTTTGGAGATGTAGCATTTGATTCAAACGAACCAGCAACAATTGAATTAACATTAGCAATGGATTACGCAATCTTAGAATTCTAAAAACATATTCCTTACGGATGCTACCGAAGGACAACCCTCATCAGAAATGGTGGGGGTTTTTTTATTTCTAATTTTTTAATTTCTATGTATTTATATATACAAACTTAAAAACATTTAAAAGTTATGGCAGAAGTGAATATTGCGGCAGCTCCGGTTGCACAAAAAAGAGAATTTGATTTCCCAACGGAAACAATTGAATTACCTTCTCAAGGATTAGTTTATCCTGAAGGACACCCATTAAGAAAGGGTACTATTGAAATTAAACATATGACAGCTAGAGAAGAAGATATCTTAGCATCACAAAATCTTATCAAAAAAGGTTTAGTGTTGGATAGATTATTTGAATCAGTTGTTGTTGAGCCGGGATTAAACCCAAATGATATTGTAATTGGTGATAAAAACGCTATTTTATTAGCAACTCGTATTTTAGGATATGGGGCTGATTATGAAGTAGAAATTACTGACCCATTTACTTTTGAAAAACAAAAAGTCAATATTGATTTATCTAAGATACAAACCAAAGATATTGATGAAGATGCTTTAAATTCAAAAAATAGATATCAATTTAAATTACCTTCAAATGGTAAAGTTATTGAATTTAAGTTATTAACTCATGGTGACGAGCAAAATATTACTAGAGATACTCAAGCTATGGAAAAGATAGCAAAAGGAGCAGCTGGTTCAACTGATGTTACAACTCGTATGAAATATATGATTACTTCGGTAGATGGTAATACTGATACTGGGTTTATTAATAAATGGATTATGAATTCTTTCTTAGCAAAGGATACAAAAGCATTTAGAGCGCATGTAAAGGAACTTTCTCCTGATTTGGATTTGAAATTTAATTTTGTATCGGAATTGACAGGCGAAACGGAGGCGCTAGATATCCCATTTGGGATAGGCTTTTTTTACCCTACCACCTGATTATAAAATCACATTACACTCTCAAATTTGGGAGATGGTTCAATTTAGTAATGGATTTACTTGGTCAGATGTTTACCACATGCCGATTTATCTTAGGAGATTTTATTTTAATAAACTAATAGAATTGAAGAAAAGAGAAGCAGATGAGGTTAAGAGAGCTAATTCAAAAGCAAAAAGTTCTAAAGTGAGGATACGATAATCCTCACTTTTTTATTATCCAATATTTATACAATATAAAGGAAACACTATGTCAAACGAAACACAACCAATAAAGGAAGGATTATTCGGAGCAGCTAAACAATTTAGTGATGCTTTTTTCGATGGTTTAAAAAATAATGCAGTAGATAGAGTATTATCAAAAGCTAGAGCAGCTAGAATGAGCCAAGAAGCTATTGAAAAAATGGAAAAAATAAAAAAAGAAAAAGAAGAATTGGATAAAATACTTTCGCAAATTCCAAAAGCAAAAATATAAAAATAAGTGGCAGAAGACTTAAATAGAGAACGATTAGCCATATTAGGCGAATTAGGAAGACTTACTCAGCAGATAAATGCATATAATGCTCAAGGGATACAGAATGCGCAAAGGGAAAATGAATTAAATCGTGAAAGACTTAGAATAGGTAGAGAACTTCAAAGAGTAAATTTAGAACTACAAAAAGCACAAAGACAATCATACGTTGACTCTATAAACAGTATGAAATCATTGAGTTCTATGTATGAACCTTTGAAAAAAGCTGATAAACAGAGAATTGATTTAATGCTAAAAGCTGGAAATTTATCAGACACTGCTGTTGCAAGGGGTAATAATTTAGCTGATATAAATCAAAAAATATCCCAACTTACGGCTGACCAAACTTTAGAAAGACAAATTTTACAAGAACAATTTGATTCCGAAATAGTCAGATTTGGTAGAATGGCTGGTATATCGCAAGAAATAGTTGATAATCTTAAAAATCAAAATGAATTAGCAAGAGATTATTCTTCAATGACAGAAGGTCAAAAGGAACAATTGGAAGCTCAATTGGAGACATATAATACTATAAAGAAAACAATAGGTGGTATATTGGATACTGCTGCTATATTAACAAGCGGACCTGGTGGTTTGCTTGGTATGAGTCTTATTGGCGCTGGTAAGTTCCTTGGTAAGATGGGTGAGGTTAGAGGTCAGTTGGGTGGTATTGCTGAATTTGGAACAACGGCACTTGCTTTCTTTGATGATAACGCTGTAGCAAATGCAAAAGAATTAGCATCACAATTTGGCGGAATAAATAATGTATCGGGGCAATTACAAGCATCAACATCGCTTATATCAGTTAATATGGGTATTAGTGGAATTGAAGCAGCTGGATTAATTGGTTCGTTTGCAAGGTTGAATGGTAATAGCCAAGAAACAGCATTAAACTTAACAAAAGCATCTCAAGAGTTTGCAGCTCAAAATGGTTTAATACCTGGCGCTCTTATGGAAGATTTAGCAGCAAATACTGAAGCATTTGCACTATTTGGTAAAGAAGGTGGTAAAAATATGATTCAAGCCGCTGGAGCAGCTGCTAAGATGGGAGTTAGTTTAAAAACTATGACTGGATTGGCTGATAATCTTTTAGATTTTGAAAACTCAATTAACGCTGAAATGGAGTTGGGTGCAATGCTTGGTAAAAATATTAATTTAGATAAAGCAAGAGCATTGGCATATCAAGGTGATATAGCTGGGGCAACTCAAGAAACACTAAGTGCATTAGGTGGAGTTGATGCATTCAATAAAATGGATTATTTCCAAAAGAAAAAAACGGCAGAATTAATGGGAACATCGGTAGAAGAATTGCAAAAGATGGTAACAAATCAGGAGCAAGCAGCTACGATGGGTGGTAAGATAAACGCAACATTTAGTTTAGTTGGAGAAACTATTAATGCTGGATTAAACAAATACTTAGGTACATCACTAGAAGCTTTAGGTGGAATGGTGATGGCTGGTGCACAATTGGGTGGTTCTTTTGCACAAATGGGATTTGATGTAAAAGGAATGGCATCTAAAATACCAATCATAGGAAAATTATTTGGTGGTGGTGGTGCACCGGGTACTGTACCTGGTCCAGTCCCAACACCTGGTACTGGCGGCGGTCCAATCCCACCGGTTCCTGAAGGAGGTGGTGGATTAGCAAGTTTAGCAGCAGGATTAAAAGAAATGGGTAGTGCGAAAGTTTTGTTTGGAGCACTAAACCTCATACCTACTGCGGCTGGATTAGCTCTTATGGTTATTGGTATCCCATCTATGATGGCACTTGGTGCTTTTGGAGCTAATGCTGGTATTGGATTAGAATTTATAGGAGTTGGATTACAAGCTATGGGAAATCCACAAGCCTTATTAGGAGCACTAACATTATCAGTAGCAGCTGTTGGGTTTACATTAATGACAGCTGGTGCAATTGGATTAGCTGCAATTGCAATTGGTGGTGTTGCGGCTGGAGCTGGATTAACGGCATTATCAGTTGGATTAGTTTCATTAGGAACAGCAGCAGCAACTGGTGTTCCATTCTTAGGTCTTGCATTACTTGCTGGATTTGGGGTAGCATTGATACCTTTAACATATGCATTAAGTTTATTAGCACCATTAGTTGAATCAATTGGTAACGTTATAGTTGGAACAATTACAGCAATAGCAAATGGTATATCAATGGTTGTTAGTAGTATAGGACAGTTTGTTACTCAAGTACTTCCATTATTTAACTTAGAAAATGCAGCTGGGTTGTTAGCAATGGCTGGTGGATTTGCCGCATTATCTCTTTCTTTAATGGGATTCGCAATGGCATCTATTATGGCTATTCCTGGTATGATTGCAGTTGGTGCTTTTGTAGCATTGGGTGGTGGTGATTTATTAGGTGGTGGTGGTGAAGCTGGTGGTAGTGATGGTATGGATGAATTAATTGCTGAAATAAAAGGATTGAGAGCTGACTTATCTTCTGGTAAAATTGGTGTTAATATGGATGGACAAAAAGTTACTTCTAAAATAACATCAGTTGTAGATAAAGGTAGTAGAAACTCATACGCTAAATAACAAAAATGGGTAAAACATTAGAAGAATTATTTAAGACCAAAGTGTTGGATAACGGTAAGACGGCTCAGCAAAACTATGACATTCGTAATAGTAAAGAACCGCCAATAACTCCGTATAACCCATTATTAGATTTGCCATTTAAAGGAGCAAATGCAATACGAAAAACAGCTTCTGTTAGAACAAAAGAAACTAAACTTGAGGAAGAAACTACTGGACTTAGAGTAATAAGTAAATTAAGTGGTCCTGTAATATATGGTGTAGATGTGTTCAGATTGAATAATCAAAAAACCGATATGGTTGAGATTATGAAAGGAGCAACTGGTGGACAAGGTGGTAGTAATGGTATAATAGGAAACGCTACTAATAAAATAAAGCAAGTTGGTGAAAACATAGCAAGTAAACTTGGTATAGAATTTCCTCAAAATTTAATTCCAACTAAAATCGTTCTTAATCAATCATTTAAAGATGGTAAAGAAAACGATACAATGATTACATTATCTGCTATTAAAAATGGTAGAGAGGGTAATCTTATTGGTAAGACATTAGGTAAAATATTAGCATCAAGTGTTAAAGGACCTGTTGCAGATATACCAAATAAATTAGTGGGAGCTGGTATTGATTTTTTCAAAGGCGAAGTTAAAAAAGCATTGTATGGTTCTCCAAAAGTGGCCGCACAAAACTTAGCAAAAAAAGGAAAAGAAGAAATACAATATAATAGTACTGATAAATATTCCGAAACAATAGCTCCAAACGATGAAGATTATTTTAAAAGAAATGACCTTTCATCTATTTTAGTAGCTAAAGAAACAAAAGAAGCTGGTGGTGGCTCTGAAGTACAAAATAAGGTTAATAAATTAGTTCCAAAATCAAAAGGAATTGGAGATGGTATAATACCATTAAATTTAATAAATAACCCAGCAGCAAAAGTAACTGATTTTATATCTGATAACAAAAGTAAATTAGATTCTAAATTATCTGGAGCTAGAAAATTAGGTCAAAAAAGTATTGCCGGTGGGTTAAATATAGGTGATATAATACCTGGTACAAAAGAAAAGGTTACACAAACATCTACAGTTGACCCTCAAGCAGATTCCCCAGCTTTAAGAAATGATTTATCTTCAAAGTTAGAAGCTTTATTGGCTGGTGGTGGTATAAACGGAAATTCAATATCAAGAGATGATGTATCTATAAATCAATACTCTAGGAAAAAAGATAGCCAAGTAGACCCAAAGGTTAGTATGAGAACTAAATTGGGAATAGATTCGGCAATAAAATCGGATTATTTAAACGAAAAACTTCCGTATAGTTTAGGACCAAATGATACTAAATTAGTATTATCAGATGGTAGTTTTTTAGATGATTATGATTTTATAACATTAAAATTTAAATCATTGGCAACTGGAATGGCAGTAAATTTTAGAGCAACAATAAGTGGTGTATCTGAAACTATATCTCCATCTTGGGATTCTGCTAAATTTATAGGAACTCCATTCAATAATTATACATATACTGGTATTGAAAGAAGTCTTACATTTAATTTTAGAGTGTATTCAACAACACCTGTTCAACACATTGCTGCTTGGCAAAGAATAAACTTTTTAACATCATTGGCATATCCTCAAGGTTATGCTGGTGGTATCGGAGCTAGAGCACCATTCTTACAATTTACTTTAGGTAATTTATATAAAAATAGAGAATGTTTTATTGAATCATTATCATATACAATGGATGATAATTCTCCTTGGTATGTTGGAATGACCGAAGCTAGTGGTATTGCGGATGATGCTAAATTTTCTATAAATAAAGAAGAAACATCTATTGATAATTATAAATTACCAATGATTGTTGATGTTGCTATAACTATTAAATTACTTGAAGCTAAATATAATACAAGCGATGGTTACTTATATGGATTTGATAAATTACCAAGAGCATTACGAGCTGGACAAAAATATTCAGTAGAAGAATCTTCAAAAAATACTCAAATAGCCGGAGATATAAATAATTCAGATACATTTAAATTTGGACCTGAGGGTGATAGTACAACTAAAAAATCAGATGGTGATGCGGATAATATAGCATTACCTTTAGATAAAGTTAAACCTAGGTTTGACCCAGCTAGTATAATTTCATTGGAAAAAAGAAATTTGGTTGGTATAAAAGCACCTGTTAGTATAGATGCGTTTAAATTACCAACACTAGCACCATTGAGACAAAATCCAGATGCTAGTAAGGGAAACTTTATAAAAGATGGTAAAGATAACTACGAACTTTGGGTTAAGGAAGATGATAAAAAGTATATAGCAACCGTTTATCAATCTGGTACGGTAAAGGAAAAATCAAGAAAATTCTCTGATGCTGGTAAGGCAATAGATAAAGGTACTGAATTATTTAAAAAATATCAATAATGGAAAGTAGATATTACGAACAACAAACAAAGAAAACTTTTGATGGTAAGGAAGTATATAGACCAAAAATATATCCTAATATTCCATTAAGAGATGATGATGTTTATGTAATGACTGAGACGGGTGATAGGTTAGATACGCTTGCTTTTCAATATTATGAAAATCCAAGTCTATGGTGGATTATAGCATCGGCAAATAATATACATGATGCACCTTTGGGATTTCAAGAAGGTACAATATTAAGAATACCACAAAATTATATTTCAATATTAAGAAATTTTACAAAATAAATAGTTTATGTCAGCTTTTCCACATTTTTCAAACATAGCACCTTGGGTAACCAAAGAACTTGATGCACGAAGACAAGATATTATTAAAGTATCAAATTTAAATGCATGGGTGAGAGTTTCTTCTGGAGTTGGGAAAGGATGTATGATGTTATCAAATCCAAACTTTAAATTATTTGGTGGTGTGGGTGATAAAATTGCACCATCTGTCTATGGAACTAATGCACTTAGTGGTACTATTGGTGTTCAATGGGATGGTGTAACTCCTGTTAATACTGCTAATGAATATTGGGGATTTAGACCAAAGCCAAATATAACAACAATTGAAATTGAAGAAGGTGCTGGGTCTCTTTCTAGAAAAGCAACATTTACAATAACTGCATACACAAGAGCTCAATTAGATGAATTATGTAAGTATTACTTAGAGCCAGGATATACAATATTTTTAGAATGGGGATGGAATACAATACAAGGAGTATCTATGTACACTCCTAAATTAAATGGAGCGATTGTTGGGGCTAACCAATCTTTTGTTGAAGTTAATAAGAAAAGAGCAGCAGCTGAAGGACACTATGATAACTATTTAGGATTTATTAGTGGTGGTAATGTTACTATGGAAGGTGATAAATGGACAATAACTGTTAAGTGTACTGGATTTACCGAATTGCCGGCATATATGACAGTAACAAGCAATTCAGATACAAGAGAAAATATAAAAAAAACAAAACCAGCAACATTTAAACCATCGGAAATAACTGCAGAAACTGATTTAGGTAAAAAACGTTTTATGATGGCTTTTAATAGACTTCCATCAAATAAACAAAGCGAAAGTATTCAGGGTTTAATAAAATATGGAACTATCGCAAGTGTTTTAAATTTTGTTAATGTTGATGAGGATGTAAAAGAAAATATAAATGATACTACTTCTGGTTTTGAAATATTAGGAATATCAATAAATGATGAAGAAATAAAATCAGAAGGTAAAAATGTTGAAGTTCCATCTGGTACTGAAATTATTGGAGATGAAGCTTTTATTAGATTCGGAACATTAATGGATATTATGAATATGATTGGTGCTGGTTCACTTTCAATAGGTGGTGTCGAAGTTAGTATGACAGTAAACACAAAAAAAACAATTATTTCTGCATTTAAAAATATATATAGTACTGATAAAAGTAAACTACTTATACCAAATGCAAATGCACCTAAATTTTCACTAGCAGAAGCAGCTAGTTCAGTAAATGAGCAAAATACATTTGCAGAAACAGCAAATTGCTCAATTTCACATGATGGTGCGGTAGTAGAATTTCCATATTCAAAAGCAATAAAAGGTGGTACTGTTAGTGGTGTATCAATACAATATAAAGATGGTAATATTGAAGGTATAAATAAAGCCGCATATATGTGGGGATTTTTAGATGACCTTTATGTTAATATGGATTTCGCAAAAGGAATTTTAGAAACAGAAAACTTTTCAATAAAAGATGCATTATATAAACTATTAAATGGATTATCAAGTGCGGCTGGGGGTATTTGGGATTTTCAAATAATCGAAGTAACTACAACTAATGGTAAAAGTACTGAATTGATGGTAGTTGATTTGAATTTTATGGCAGATAACGGAAAGGGAATGACAACATTCTATGTATCTGGTGTAAACTCTGTATTTTTAGATGCATCATTTGATATGGATATGGGTGGGGCTAAAATGAGCCAAATTATTGGAAAACGTTTAGGATATGATTTAAATCCCAACTCACCATCGGTAGATGGAAAGGTATCAAAGGCAGTAGACCAAAATAATACAGCACAAGGGCAAAAGAAAGGATTGTTTACTGATATGCAAGATATGGTTTTAAAAGTAATAAGACCATTAGCTGGAAAACCACCAATGATGTCTCCTCAACAACTAGCACAAGATGCAGCTGCTAAACAAGCTAAAGCTGAGGCAGCAAAGGCAGCTCAGCAAAAAGTAATAGCAGATAAACTTGCGGCCGAAGCTGCAATAAAAAAAGCAGCAGATGAAAAAGCTGCAAAAGCAGCAGCATCTACTAAATCAACCGCTACAGCAACCACTACCCCAGAGACAGAAGTTGGTTTACTTGATAGAGCTGCAAATTTCGTTTCAGGTATAGGTGATGGTATTGTACAAGCAAAAAACAAGCTTGTTGAAGGAACTGTAGCCGCTTATGATACTGTTACTGAAGCAGCTGGCCAAGTTTATACTAATACTGTAGAGAAAATAGAAGAAGTTGGAGAAAATCTTACAGAGCAATTTAATGAGTTAGAAGTAGTTAAGCAATTTAAAGCTTTTTTGGATAAGGAAGAAGCTAAAGAAAAGAACTTTAAATTATTTATGAGTAAAATAGGTATATATCCTAAAGTATCAGTTACGAAAGATACTCAAGTTAGTTCGCCGGAAACGGAACTTACTTCAATAACAATGAATGCAGTGTACAACGACCAGTTGGTATTTCAGGCACTAAAAGCTGGATATAATAATGTAAATGCATACGATGCGAATACTGTATCAGCATTATTACCAATTAAATTTTCATTTACTGTTCATGGTGTTAGTGGAATTAAGAGAGGAGATAAATTTAAAGTTATTGGTATTCCTAGACAATATGAAGAAAATGGATTTTTCCAAGTAACATCCGTTAAACATACGATTGATGGTATGCTATGGAAAACTGAAGTTGAAGGTGGACTTAGATTAAATAAATAATAATATGAGAGCAGCAGATTTAATAAGATATACGGGTTTATCAAGATTTGAAAAAGGAGAATCTTTTAAAAACTTACAAATATCAGCCTATATTCCAATCCCAACTGAAATTGATTATAAGAGAGGATATATATCCAGATATTTTATACAAAGAGCAAATGATAAGGTAGGTAGAATAACAGAAATAAATGAAATTGCTTTTTCTAAATTTGTAAATGCACCATTTTATACTGCAATTACTTTGGATTGGAAAATAACTGGAAGTGATGATGAAATAAAAGATTGTAATTTTAAATCAATTAAATTTGTATTAAAGGAAATGCCAAAAATACAAATGTATTTACCAAATCTTTTACAATTTAGAAAAATAGAAGCTACACAATAATTTGGTAGTTTGGAATTTTATTCGTATATTTACATAAACAAATTTGGGGGTGACTCGGAATTGATTACAATGAGAATTATAGTATCACACGTAGACAGAAGTGCTAGATGTCTTTAAATCTGTACAAAACAATAAATGACGAAATGTCAACTATGACCTTCGAAGACCTTATGGCTTTCGTAGGTGCTGATTACGCTGTAGCAGCCTAATCACAACAATCGGGTCGGTGCACATATAACCTAGGAACAGAAGTGTTTACAAAGGCTTTATTCGTTGAGCCCGAATCAACGAATTGGTGGAAACGCTGTACTAACCATACGGCCCCAATTATTTTGGAAAGTGAATAAGATTAAACTTTATCCTAAACGTGTGACATGCTGGTATTATGGTTACTTTGTAAGACATGGGTTCGAATCCCATCACCTCCACAATAATCCCGAACTATATTTGGTAGTTTGGGATTTTTTTTGTATCTTTGTACCTATGAAGATTATTGAGTCTATTGAGGAAGTCAATCAACTAAAAGAAAAGCTGGAAACGGAAGCATCTATTTGGTATCCATTGTGGGTAGATAATAGTAAGCATCCATTAAATACTCCCCTTTCGCTCGTAGTTGTACGATGTTCCGATGGCTTATACATTTTACCTCATAAACATACAGACGCTCTATCGCTAAGTAATGAGCAAATAGAATCTATCATAAATACCAACGGACAAAAGTGGGTATTCCAAAAAAAGAAGATATTACATACTCTTAATGTTTCAGTAAATCTATACGATGTAGATTCGGCATACTTTAGAAAGGAAGCAAAGGTAATTGATTATGAAGCCCCTTTAAATCCTCTCCTTTCAACTCTAACTCACAAAGGGTATAGAGATGACTTGATACAATCCCTTCCTCTAATGAAGATTGTAGAAGCAATAGAACCGCAATTCGGTAAGTACTTCCATAAAGAACCTTATACCCCTACACTTAAATGGTACAACGAAGTGTTCATACCAACCCTTTCAGATATCGAACAATTTGGAATCCGTGTCGATGGGAAAAAATTTATTGATAGATGGCCTCAAGCTCAAAAGCAAGTATCCTCCGATAACTTAGTGTACACCGAATACAATCCATTTACGGTGACAGGTAGACCATCAAATAGACATGGTGGTGTGAACTATGCAGCCTTAAATAAAACCGATGGTAGTAGAGAATGTTTTGTATCGGATGGGATATTCCTACAAATGGATTACAACGCATATCACCCACGACTAATTGGTAAGTTGGTGAACTTCGAACTACCAACAACTTCGGTGCATGAGTGGTTAGCTGAACAATATGGTTGTAGTGTGGATGAATCGAAGGGAATTACGTTCCAATTACTTTATGGTGGTATTGATGATGACTTCAGACAAATCCCATATTTCAATTCGGTAGCTGATTACATTGATACCTTATGGATTGATGTACAAAAGAAAGGATTCCTACAAACACCACATAGAGAGATTCCGTTAGAGTGGATAGAACAACCAAATGCACAAAAGGTATTCAACTATCTACTCCAAGCCGTTGAGACTGAAATGAATATTGAGGTTATGAGAAAGATATTGGATTATATAAGAGGGAGTGGTATTAACTTTTGTTTATATACCTATGACTCGTTTCTTTTTGATGTTCCGACTGATGTTGATAGGGATTTGATTAAGGGATTGAAAGAAATAATTGAAGGAAGTGGGTTTCCTGTTAAGGCTAGTTGGGGTTTAGATTACGGAAAACTATAAGAACCCATATTTATAGTATATACAAAAACATGCTATAATATGAAGAAAATCGTTATCCTTTTTAGTTTTTTAATCCTTTCTTTGGTTTCCTTTGGACAAAATGTAAGAATTAAAAACAATGTGTTTGAGGTTTTATACTCACAATCATTAGAACAACCCTTAGTAATTAAGTATCGTTCTACTAACCGTCCTACAAATGTGAATAGAGGGGCAATGGATTTTTATAAAGAAGCAAATATCAAAACATCAGATGGTGAAGATTATAAAGCTAACATATATGATAAAGGACATGGTGCACCAGCTGCAACATTTTCTGATAATATGGTAAATCTAAAACAAACATTTTCTTACTTAAATTGTATAATGCAGGACAAATATCTTAATAGAGGTGAATGGAGAATGTTAGAGGAACAAATCCGTAAATGGGATGATACTGAAAATATTACTGTATTAATAAAAACATTCTTTGATACTCCTGCAAAACGAGTAGCAACTGGAGCAGCAATTCCATCCCACTTGCAAAAACATATCTATTTTGAAAAACAAAAGAAATGGAAGTGTTATGTATTTCTAAATGAAAAACCAAAATTTCACTGGGATGAGTTGGAAATGGTATGTGAAGCAAACGACCACAAATTTTAATGAATATGAACATAACTGAATTAATAAACGAAATCGTATCTGATTGGGCCTATCGATTAAAAGATGGTATACCTGATGTGAAAAACCCAACTCACTTAAAAGAGTTGCGTATTGTATTAAAAGAAATGGGAATATCTCAAATAGAAGATATCCTAATTGAAAATCTTTTAACTGAAAAGGGAAAGACTCCTCAAAATATTGCGGAAGAAGATAAAAATTTTACTAATCCTATCTTAAATAAAAAAGTAAATTATAAAAGTAAAAGCGGTGAAGATAAAGAAGGTATTGTTGGAAATCTATTAAGACAGCCTGAAGGAAGTCCTGCTAGAGATGCAGCTGAAAAAATGTTACCGCCAGAAGGTTCTGAAGAAAGAGATGCATTAAATAAAGAATTAGGTGGTGAGGGACAACCCAAAAAACCTGAAGATGGTAAAGGTGAAAAAGCTGGTGGAGCTGATGCTGAAAAGGAAAAACAAAAGCAAGCGGCATCGATGTTTGACCCAAAAGCAGACCCGGCTATGGCAGCAAGAATGGATAGAGAGAAAGCAGCAAATGATAAATTAGCACAAAAAGATAAAGAAGCTAGTGATAAAAAAGATGCTTTAGCTAAAGATGAGCCAAATCCATTAGATTCTAAATTTGCTCCAATAGATAGTAAGGATGTAGCAAAGGAAATGCCGGAAGCTGACCCAGACACATTTGCTGGAGGTTCTGATATTCCAGATGGAGTAGAGCCTGCGCAATTAGAAAAATTTAATACTGATATTAAAAATGTAGCACAACAAGTAGCTGATGCAAAGGCTAAAGGAGAACCAGCACCAAACATTAATTTATGTGATGTGACTGTGCCAGGTACAAACTTATATTGTGATGATAATTTAGGAATACCAAGAGATGAGATGCCACAATTTAAAGGTACTGCTCAACCTGGTAGTAGAGCAGCTGGGATGGATGTAGATGCAAGTGGTGAAGTAGATACTGAACCTGTTTTCAAAGAAATGTTAAAAGAGAAAGGTATTAAGACCTTACAAACTGAAATACCTGCTGATAAATTAAAAGCAACGCAAAAAGATTTAGTTGGAGCAAAGGTAGTCGGTATGATGGGAGCTTTAGAAAAAGACCCTAATCATCCAAAGATTACAGCACCAATATATGTGAGTAGAGATGGACACGTAATAGATGGACACCATAGATGGGCAGCAATTGTAGCTCATAACGCTGCAAATCCTGATAAGCAAATACCAATGAAAACAACGGTATTGGATATGGATATTAAAGATGCAATTCCAATGGCAAATAAGTTTGCAGAAGATATGGGTATCGCAGCTAAGAAAGCTGATGCAAATAAAGAAGAACCACAAAAAGTAACATCTGCACCAAAAGTTACCGATAAGATAAAGAAAAAAATAGAAAATTGGACTGAAAAGGAAAAGGCATTCTTTGATAGAAATGAAGGAGCACCTGGTTCAAAGGAACGTAGAAGTTTAGGACAGGCTTTAAAGGATAAAGCAGCTGGTGCTTGGAAGGCAATTAAGAAAGGCGCTAAGCATGAGGTTGAGGAATTTAAAGAAGCTGGGGCTGGTATTAAAAACTTTTTTAGTGGTAAACCTGTAAGTGAGCACGAACAAAAAGCACTTAAAGCAGTTGCATTTAAAGTAGTTACTACTGCAGTATTTGGCGCTGCATTTGGTGGATTATCACACGGTGTTGCTGCATTTGGAAAGCACGTAGCAATGGAGTTTATACCTCACATTATTGGTGAGACAATTCTAAAGGGAGTTGGTAAGGCCGCAGTATTTGCCGATGCCGAAGGTGAAGCTGAAATGGATGCAAATATGGTTAAGTTTACTGAATTGATTGCAAAAGGACTTGAAGAAATGGAAATTACTCCTGAAATGATGGAGCAGATGGTTGACTCATATAATGAAAAGAAAGAAAATGGTGAAGTTGATGGTGATACTACTGGTGTAAAAGCAGAACATTTACATTTAGTAGATGAGTTAGTGTTAGAAATGATTTATGGATTTATTGGTGAGGCTGGTGAACAATTTAAAGCAAAATCAAAGGATAGTGGTAAGATAGTATTATTCAAATCAAAAGATGCTATGGATGCTGCTGTTAAATCAGGCTCACATGAACCAATGGATACTAAACAAAGCAAAGCGGATGAACCTGTAAAGGGAGCATCTATGTTTGGCGCTGATTATCAAAAAGATAGAGGTGGTGTTGCAAAAGGAGGACCTGGTAGTGGAAGAAGACCTGCAGCTGAACCGGAAAAACCAACTGAACCTGAAAGACCAAGAGGAACTGCCAAACCAAAAACGGATGCTGAATTTAAGTGGAATCTAGCTAATAGAGACAAAATTACTAATTTATTAAAAAGAAGATATCCTGATATGGATGATAAGGAATTTAATAAAAAGGCAAATGATGTTATGAAGGCAACTTGGGATAGTATTAAAGATAAACCACAAGCTCAGCAAGGATTACCTCGTGTTGTAGACCCAGAGGCACCTCAAAGAAATACTAATAGAAATATTGTTCAAAAAGGTGGAGCTGGTAGTGGTAGAGATTCTGCTGATATTGCAAAAGCAAAAATTGATTTAAGAAAAAAGTATCCTGATTGGGATGATACAAAGATAAACGCAACCGCAAGAGCTCTTATGGCTCACACTAGAATTGGTAAGCAACCTTTTAAGAAAACGGTAATGAAAAATGTTTTTAAGAAAAGATTAGATAACGCAATTCCAAAAGAAGTAAGAGGATTTTCAGCAGATGATTTTTCAACTGTGCCTGGTGAAGTAAGTAATCCATCGAAAGAATTTAGTGGGTTCTACCATAGAGGTGGTGGATATTATTCGAAAACAGCCGATGGACCTATAACACATATACTTAAAAAATTAGCCAATGAATCAATATCAGAAGCTGGTAAACCACAACAATCAAAAGTAAAGAAAACCGATTTAGTACCTATTACTGATTTAGATTTAACTCCATCACAAAAAGGTGCAGTTACTAAAGTAGCTAATGCAGCTAAGAAGGAAATATCTGAATTACCATCTCCAAAAGATGAAGCAACTAAAAAGAAATATAGAGAATCCACTAAAAAATCAGTAGTTGATTCTTTAAAATTAACTAAATCAGAAGTAGCTAAAAGAGAAGCTGCTGAAAAGGCTGAATTAGCAAGTGAAATAAAAGCTTGGGAAAAAAGAAAAGCAGATGCTAAAAAGAATGGTGAATCATTTAAAGAGCCAAAACCAAAAAAGAAAAACAAAGGTGTAGGTTTGGGAAGTCCTGATAGTAGAGCTGGTGAATCTGCGGTTGTATTGGGTTCTATTCGAATTAAAGAAATAATGAATAGTGGTAAATCATATGAAGAAGCTAGAAATATGGTAGCAGCTGAATTAAAAAAATTCGTAGGACCTGATTCATATTTAACTGATTCTTGGATTAAATCTGCATTAAATACATTAGATTTAATGGAAAGAGAAATTGGATTTAATAATGTTGAGGAATTTGGATGGGATAACCCTGAAGGAAGGGCTTTGGTTGGTTCTCAAAATCATGGTACATCATCTGATATGTTTGTTAAAACTAAAGATGGTAAACGTATTGGTGTATCTCTTAAAAAGGATTTAAAAGTATTCATTTTTAATGGTGGATATACGGAAATGTCTGAAAACTTAAAAGAGAGAGGATTTAATCTTTCAGAAAATTCAGCACCAGAACATTATGTACAAAGAAGAACAGAAGAATTTGCACAGGGTGTTAAAGATATTACCAAAAACAAAAAAGCAGCATGTTCTGCTTGGGAAGGTATGAAGAAAAAACCAGCAGATACATTTGACCCACTTGATAAAAGAGTAGCTCATATTTTAAAAAGAACTGGAAAGAAAAAATTAAAAGATGTTAGTTGTGATGATTTTGTAAATAATATATTAACTGATACGGGTGGAGATAGTATGAAATTATTATCTCAATTTTACCAAAACCCAGAGATATCAAAAATATCACCTGCATATGGTAAATTAAGAGGATTAGATAGAGAAATGACTGATTCAATAGCAAAAGACTTTGGTACACCTGAAAACCAAAAGATTGTTAAAGATTTAGTAAGAGATGAAACTCACATTTCTGATATTCTTTTTGGTGAAAATCCTAACTTAGATGAATTGAAAGTTGTATATGGTACTGACCCGGCAATTGAAATGAAAAAAGAAAAGTTAGTTCAATTATTTGGTATAGATAAAGAATACGCTAAATTTGAAAAAGAAACTGACCCTAAGAAAAAAGCAGCACTTAAAAAGAAAATAGAAGATGCTATTAATGATAAAATTAGTGTATCAACAAAAGGTGGTGTAATGTCAATAGCTATTAGTGTTAAAGATTCAAATGGTAAAGAATCAGCAATTCCATTGTTTGAAGCTAAAATTAGAACTAGAGGAATTGGAGCTGCACCTACATTTGAAATGGCTCAAAACACATTTGGTGGATTGGCATTCAAATATGGTACATCTGATTATACTAAATGGGACGAGAAAGATAGAAAGGTAGTGGTTGGTTCATCTTTGAATGATTTGGAAGAAGAATTTGGAAATGAATTAGGACGTTTAGATAAAAAGACTCAATCGGAAATTGGATTAAGATTGGCTGAATTGGATAAAATTTCACCAAATCATCCTAAAGTTAAAGCATTTAGATTAAAATATCTTCAAGTTATGAAAAAATAACCTGTTTTTATCCTTCCTTTTCGTTTTTGATATTTATATATAATAAAAGAAATAAGAGGAAGGATGAAGACACAATTACTTTGTACGTTTACAACAAAAGAGGAGTTACAAAATACCTTACAACAAATAAGAGAGACTTATCATATAGTCTACAACTATATATACATATTACAAAACAAGTCTAATTTAGATGAATTGTTTGTAACATACAACATAGACACTGCATTTCAACCGGAAACTCCGTTGGAAAATACAATCCTAATACATAGAAAGAAAGAATCAAACTCACTTTACACTATTAATGCTCTTAACGAATTAGTTAAAGAAGAAAATGGTGGGGTGTTGGATACATCGTTTGTCATCAATTGGCAAAAGTTTAAGAATTCAATCATATTAACAAACGCCGAAGGTACTAAGAAAATTCAGACAAGGGTTTTTGAAGTAATTGATTTTGGACAAGGAAATAAAGAAGTTACGGAAGGACAATCTAAATAATTTTTATCATGTTATTAAAAAAGGGAGATAATAACGAAAACGTAAAGTTAATGCAACAAAAGCTGGGTATTGAACCAGCGGTAACTAACTTTGGACCTAAAACTGAAGCAGCTGTTAAGGCTTGGCAATCAGCACATGGTTTAACTGCCGATGGTATTGTAGGACCGGCAACTTGGGCAAAAATAATGGGAGAGGGAGAACCTTTACCAGCACCACCCGTACAAACAATAGCACCAGTAGGTGGATTGAAATTGGATAAATTAAGAGGACATATTCCTGATGCAGTAATCGCTATGATTCCTGATACAGCGGCTAAGTTTCAAATCAATACACCATTAAGATTGGCACATTTCTTAGCACAATGTGGACACGAAAGTGGGGGATTTAAAGCAACTCAAGAAAACCTAAACTATTCAGCAAAAGGATTGGCTGGTATATTTAAAAAATACTTTCCAACTGAAGCAGCTGCCGCTCCGTATGCTAGAAACCCACAAAAGATTGCATCTAAAGTATATGGTGGTAGAATGGGTAACGGACCTGAATCAACTGGTGAAGGCTACAAATTTAGAGGTAGAGGATATATTCAATTGACAGGTAAGGAAAACTATACTGCATTTGGTAAATCAATAGGTGAAGATATTATTTCAAATCCTGATGTAGTTGCATCTAAGTACGCTTTATTATCAGCAGCTTGGTTCTTCTCTAAAAACGGATTACATAAGATGGCAGATGAAGGAGCTAGTGATACAGTTGTAACAAAGATTACTAAAAGAGTAAACGGAGGAACAATCGGATTACCTGATAGAATCAAACACTTTAAAGAATATTATCATTTATTGGCATAAAAATTTGGTAGATTTATAAAAAAGTTGTATATTTATATTATAAAGTAAAAAATGGCAGATATTAGATTAAAATCTTTATTGAATGAACTAACATTCCGTAATCAAACCGCATTTGACAAATATAATAGTGCGCATAAATTAAGAAATAGTACTAAAGTTACTATTAATGGTAAAGAAACAACTGCAGGCCAAGCTGAAAAGAAAACAAAAAAGAAGCAAAAGCCAAATAATATGTATAGTGGTGATTATGCAAAAGATAGAGGTGATAAATCTTCTAAAAAAACGGACACTACTAGAAAACAAGGATGGAAAAGAGAACGTGGTGCACCATACGCTGAAGATGATAAATTTTGGGCTGATAGATTTTTACCAGGAGATAAAGTAGCTGGTGATATTGCAAGTGAAGATGATTTCAATATGTATAGAACTGCTAAAATTGGAATCTCATTGAACGATTGGTTTGCATCCAAAGATAAAAAAGATTTTAAGTATAATTTTACATCAAATGCAAACGGAAGTTTAATAGTTAGTTCTGAAAACGGCCCTATCAATTTTGTAATGTTTTCCGATGATAAAGATGGAAGTTTTAATTTTGGATTTACTGATAATGAAGATGGTGAATTTATATACGAAAACCCAGATAGCACTTCAAGTCGTGATAATGGAACTTTTGGTGGTTCAAATCATTTTGATGACCCACAATATGTTTATCAATCTATGAGATACATAATGGCACAACCTGAAACAATCCAATTATTACGTGGTGAAATAACAACTCGTGAATACAAACCAATGTATGAAAAATTCAAAAAAGAATTAGAGTTATCTAAAAAAACAAATGAAAATAAAATGAAAAATATAACTTTAAAATCATTACTTGAAGCTGAAGATTTTCAAGCTAGAAGTAAAGAAACTGGGAAATTAGTACATTTCAAATCAAAAGATGCATATCAAGCTGCAATCAAAGCTGGTTCTCACGAAAACCCTAACGCTAAAAAAGGTGAACAACCTAAAGCAGCTGCAAAGTCAAATTCAATGTTTGGTGGTGATTATGCAAAAGATAGAGGTGCTAAAACAACTTCTAATGCATCGGTAGATGGACAAACCGATGATGAATTATATGATGCGTTGTATGATATGGGATATGATTTCGGAGAACTTGGTAGTGATGATTTTGATGAAAACGGATTTGCTGATGCAGCTATGAATTTAGGTTATCGTTGGGATGATAAGAATAAAGTATGGAATCATAGAGATACAATGGGTGATGAAGCTCCTAAAGCCGATACTCCTAAAGCTAATTTTCCAAAGAAAGCATCTCAATTAAAATACAAACACTCAGAATCATTAGAAAAAGCCCTAAATACAGAAACTGGATTAGAAGGTATTGCTGATATTGATGATAATGGTGCTATTATATACAATGCTAGTAATGGTAGTATGCCAACGTACACATTATATATGGGTTCAAATATTGATTATGGTAATCCGGATGAATTTAGAGTAAGTTTAGAATCTACTTACGCTAATGACCCGGCTGACTTAAGTGGTAAAGTTGATAAAACTTTTAAATCTGCAGATGAAGCTATGGTATTTGCAATAGCTGTTGCTAAAAAATATAAGAAAGAATTGCAAATGGATATTGATGATGATGTAAACGAATCAACGAAACTAACATCAATGATTAAAAGATAAAACAAAAGGGAGAAACTAAAAATTCTCCCTTTTTTATTTGGTAGTATCGGGTATTTTTCGTATCTTTGAGTAAATCTCAAACCCATATAAATGCTTAATTTGATTAAAAAATATACTTCAAAAAAGATTTGGAAAGTCCAATAAATTGTCGTATATTTGTAATCTCTTAATATTTATATACATAGAGGGTGAAGGACACTCACCTAAATAAAACCATAAAACATAAACTCTTAAAACGTAAAAA